TATTGCGTGGCTCTTTGACCACCTGCCAACGGTGTATGCAGTAGGCGCGGCAGTCAGCATTTCCGCGCTGATGAGTCTTTATGACGGACGAACACTGGTTCAGACCGTAACGGGATCGCTGGCGTGCGGCGTTCTTGCCATGGCCGTGGCCGGGTCGTTGCGCTTCTTCGGGTTTCCTGAAGATGCCGTGACGTTTATCGGCGCATCAATCGGTTTTATGGGCGCAGAGAAAGCACGCGACAAGGTTATTGCGGCCTTTAATCGCAGGGTGAAGGAGAAGGACGAATGAGCAACACATTTAAATTCAGCAGCCGGAGCGAAAATAATTTGCAGGGCGTAAATCCTGATCTGGTGAAAGTGACCCGGCGGGCACTGGAAATCTCGGAAGTGGATTTTGGTATCACCGAAGGGTTGCGCAGCCGTTACCGCCAGAAGCAACTGGTGGCCACGGGTAAGAGCCAGACCATGAACAGCCGCCACCTTACGGGTCATGCCGTGGATGTTGTGGCTTATATCGGCAGCCAGGTGTCATGGGAATGGCCGCTGTACGAAAAAATCGCAGCAGCATTCAGACAGGCCAGCCGGGAACTGAATATTCCGGTGGAATGGGGCGGCGACTGGAAGACCCTGAAAGACGGACCGCATTTTCAGTTACCACACGGAGCCTATCCGGCATGAAGCTCTGGCCCACGCTTGGCATCGCTTTCCTTCTGATTGCCGGATGGGGAACATCCATGCGTCTGTCGTGGTCGCTGGGCCGGGAGAACGCCAGAAACGAAGCGCAGGCCAGCACCCTGAAAAGTACCGCCGACACCCTGAATATCATCAGCGCCGGGGTACAGGATATGCAGCAGGTGCTGGCGCAACTCCGCGTGGAAAATCAGCAACGCAATCAGGACGGAGAGGTAAGACGTGAACAGCTACGCAACGATATTGCAAAAGATGAATGCGCCCACGCTTTGCCTGACGCTCGTTTTACTGACAGGCTGCGCAGGCACGCAGAACGCGCCACGGCCAGCGCCGTCAGTCCGGCTTATACCGCAGACGCTGACCATACCGGTAACGCCTCCCCCCTTCCCTGACACTCCCACATGGGGAAATCTCGGTATATGGGGCGACCGCCTTCTGGATGCACTGGAAACCTGTAACGCGGATAAACGGGCCATTGAATTACTGGAACAGCGCAGGCTGCAACGACTGAACAACGAGGATAACAACCATGCTGAAAACTGATTCCCTGCGTGAAGCCATGACCCGTTCATGCCGATGGTGTCAGGCCAACCCGGAAAAATTCACCATTTTCGTGGAGAGCGGCAACATTGAAACGACCGGAGAAACCCCATCGTTTGTTTACCTCTATCAGATGGTGATGTTTGTCATGGATTACGCCGGGGAGCTGGACGACCTCACGCTGCCGCTGCTGGCGTGGTTATCCGAAAATCAGCCACAGTTGTTGCTCAATCCGGAGCGTAATCAGGACATCAAATTCTCCGCCGTTATCAATGACGATGACAGCGCCGATCTCCTGTTTACGCTCCCCCTGCGGGAACGCGTTCGCATCACGCGCAGCAGTCAGGGCACACCGCAGGCAGAACACCTGCCGGAGCCAAAACCCCGCCTGCCATCTTCCGAAGGCGACTGGTCGCATGTATTCCAGGATGTGACGTGGGGTGAAAGCGATGGATAAGGCATTCACCCGCGTGGATGAAACCTTTGAGGCCATCCGCGACAGCCTGAATCAGCAGGCCATCAATAACATCGCCAGAAAGCTGGCACAGGATTTACGCCGCGCCCAGCAGGCACGTATCCGGTCACAGAAAGCGCCGGACGGGACCGCATGGACACCACGCAGACGCCGCGTAACCCGGATACAGGAGCGCATTCGCTTTATCTGGAATAACGAAGCACGCACGCTGAAAAACTGGCATCACGACACGGGGAAATACGGGCGAACCATTACCGGGTGGGATGAGGATAAAAATAATATCCGCACGTTTTACCGGGATGACATCGACCGTTTTCTGGAAATACGCACCCGGCGCATCAACCAGGACAGCACAAAGCGCGTCCCCATGTTCGTAAAACTGCGCACCGCCCGCTACCTGAAAGCCCGTGCAGATGCTTCCGGTGTGACGGTGGGTTACAGCGGCGTGGCCGCACGTATTGCCCGCGTTCATCAGTTCGGTGAGCGCGATCAGGTTGCGCCGGGCATTTTCACCGATTACCCGGTACGTGAGCTGCTGGGTATCAGCCAGGCAGATGAGCGCCTGATTTATAACACGGTGCTGGGCCGGATTGCGGAGGCTGTACGGTGAGCGCAGAACTCATGCGACTGCTGAGCAACATCATCCGCACCGGGATCATCTCTGAAGTTGATGAGAAGTCCTGGTGCGTGCGCGTTCGCAGCGGCGAACTGGAAACAGGCTGGTTGCGCTGGAACACCACGCGCGCGGGAGCCTTCAATGTGTGGCTGCCGCCATCACCAGGCGAACAGGTGGCAATTGCCTGCATCGGCGGCAACCCGGAAACCGCCATGATAATCGGCAGCCTGTGGAGTGATGCCATTCCGGCCCCCGGCAAAAGCCTGAAAGAAATCGTGGTCAGCGCGCCGGACGGCGCGGTGTTCCGCTACGACGCGGACGCAGGCGCACTGAGCGCCAGCGGCATGAAAACGGCCACCCTGCAGGCATCTGTCAGCGTGACACTGGACACGCCCGTCGTGGAATGCACAAACCTTCTGAAAACAGCCGAGATTGACGTCACAAAAGGGGGAAAGATGAGCGGCAATATCACGCACAGCGGCGGCGATTTCACCTCAAACGGCATTACCGTGCATACGCATAAACACGGTGGCGTTAAAGGTGGCAGCGATTCGACAGGAGGCCCGCAGTGACAACCCGCTACACAGGAATGAACCCGGACGGGACGGGAAACCTGAACGATATGGAGCACCTGAAACAGTCAGTCAGGGACATCCTGACCACCCCGCTGGCAAGCCGGGTTATGCGACGGGAATATGGCAGCCTTGTGCCTGATTTGATTGACGAACCCATGAATAACACCACGCGTCTGCAATGCATGAGTGCTGCCGTGATTGCGCTGACACGATGGGAACCCCGCATTGCCCTGGATGCCATCGACGTTGTCTGGAAAGCGGGAGGCCGCGCCGGGGTGACGCTGTCGGGCACTGTCATGCAGACCATGCAGAATGTTGAATTAACCATCACGCTGAGGGAGTAAATCATGCCCGCCGTTGACCTTTCACAGTTACCGGACCCCGCCATCATCGCGGAGCCTGACTTTGAGGCAATTCTGGCTGACACAAAGGCCATGATGATTGCGGCTTATCCCGCCGAACAGCGTGAAGCCGTTTCCGCCGCGCTGGAGCTGGAATCAGAACCCCTGAACGTTATCGCTCAAACCATGTCTTTTCGTGAAATGCTGTTACGCCAGCGGGTTAACGAGGGCGCACGCGCCTGCATGTTAAGCCACGGTTCAGGGACAAACCTGGACAACCTCGCGGGCAATATGAACACAAAGCGCCTGGTTATCACTCCGGCAACGGATACCACCGACGCGGTGATGGAGAGCGACACCTCGCTGAGATTGCGGGCGCAACGGGCGTATGACGGCCTGAGTGTTGCTGGCCCGTCAGGTGCATACGAGTATTTTGCACGCAGCGCCAGCGGTCTGGTGCGTGATGCGCGGGCCATCAGCCCGTCTCCGGCCTGTGTGACGGTTTCCATCCTGTCCACTGAAGGCGACGGCACAGCAACGGAGGCGTTGCTTAATACCGTTCGCGCCGTTCTGAATGCAGAGGATACCCGCCCGGTGGCCGACCGCCTGACCGTACAGAGCGCCAGAATCGTGACATGGCGGCTGAATGCAAAACTGTACTTTTACCCCGGCCCGGAATCCGAACCTATTCTGGCCGCGGCTGAATCGTCGTTCAGGAAGTGGCTGGCTGAGCAGGGGCTTATCGGTCAGGACGTGGCGTTGTCCGCCATTGCTGCCGCACTGCATGTGCACGGTGTGCAACGCGTGGAGATAATCGAACCCACACAGAATATGGCCATCAGCGACATACAGGCGGCGCGCTGTGAGTCATTCACCATCAGCGAAGGTGGACGCAATGAGTAATTCGTTGTTACCACCATCAGCCAGCAATTTCATGCGTTGTGCCGAAGCCGTCGGAACACGCATTACAGACATTCCGGTAGACCTCAACACGCTGTGGTCGCCGGACACCTGCCCGGTGCATCTGCTGCCTTATCTCGCCTGGGCGTTTTCCGTTGACCGCTGGGATCGCAACTGGCCGGAAGAGACAAAGCGACAGGTGATTCGTGATGCATGGCTGATACACCGACACAAAGGGACCATCAGCGCACTGCGAAGAGCCGTGGAGCCTCTCGGCTACCTGATTGAAGTAAAGGAGTGGTGGCAACTCAACGAGGAGCCGGGAACATTTCGCATTGTTGTCGGAGTACTTGATCAGGGCATCACCGATGAAATGTATCAGGAACTTGAGCGCCTTATTGCGGATGCAAAACCAGTAAGTCGCCATCTGACGGGGCTGGCGATCAGCCTGAGTGTGAACGGAAAGATTTTCGTTGGTACGGGATGCTATCACGGCGATGCCCTGACGGTTTATCCCTACACCCCGGAGTCCATTATTGTCGAAGGGGATTATTTCCCTGCCCCAGCCATTCATTTAATTGATAATCTGAGAGTAAACGCATGACAGTGAAATACTACGCCATTCTGACTAATCAGGGCGCGGCACGACTGGCTAACGCGACGATGCTCGGCAGTAAGCTGAATCTGACGCAAATGGCCGTTGGTGATGCAAATGGTGTGTTACCAACACCAGACCCTGCACAAACAAAACTGATTAACCAGAAACGCATTGCACCGCTGAATCTTCTGAGTGTTGACCCTAACAATCAGAGCCAGATTATTGCGGAGCAAATCATCCCTGAAAACGAGGGAGGATTCTGGATCCGTGAGATTGGTCTTTATGATGATGAAGGTGTACTCATTGCGGTGGCAAACTGCCCGGAAACGTACAAACCGCAGTTGCAGGAAGGCAGTGGACGCACCCAGACTATCCGCATGATTCTGGTTGTCACGAACACCGAAGCCATCACGCTGAAAATCGACCCGTCTGTGGTTCTGGCAACCCGCAAATATGTGGATGATAAAATATCAGAGCACGAACAGTCACGACGTCACCCGGACGCCTCGCTGACCGTAAAAGGTTTTACTCAGTTAAGCAGTGCAATTAACAGTGAATCAGAAACACTGGCCGCAACACCGAAAGCGGTTAAGGCTGCATATGACCTGGCTAACGAGAAATATACTGCCCAGAACGCCACCACTACACAAAAAGGGATTGTTCAGCTCAGTAGCGCCACGAACAGCACGTCTGAAACATTGGCAGCGACACCAAAAGCTGTTAAGGCGGTAATGGATGAAACGAACAAGAAAGCACCATTAAACAGCCCGGCACTGACCGGAACGCCAACAACACCAACAGCGCCACAGGGGACTAATAGTACCCAGATCGCAAGCACGGCTTTCGTTATGGCCGCGATTGCCGCACTTGTAGATTCGTCACCTGATGCACTGAACACGCTGAACGAACTGGCTGCGGCGCTGGGCAATGACCCGAATTTTGCGACCACCATGACTAACGCGCTTGCGGGTAAGCAACCGAAGGATGCCACCCTGACGGCGCTGGCGGAGCTTGCTACATCAGCAGATAAACTCCCATATTTTACAGGGGCAGATCGTGCCGCGTTAACCGCGTTGACAAGTGTTGGACGTGCCATTCTTGGTAAAACCAGCACTCAGGGAGTTCTTGATTACCTTGGTTTGGGAGAAGGTTCGGCATTACCCGTTGGCGTGCCTGTTCCGTGGCCTTCCGCCACTCCGCCAACAGGCTGGCTGAAATGCAACGGTGCCGCTTTTTCTGCTGAAGAATACCCGGAACTGGCAAAGGCTTATCCGACAAATAAATTGCCTGATTTACGTGGTGAGTTTATTCGTGGCTGGGATGACGGGCGTGGAGTGGATAGCGGTCGTACTTTATTAACGAATCAAGAGCATGCAGTAATTTCTCATAATCATGGAATACCTACAAAAGTGGGGTCAGTTACTAATATCCCGTATGGAATAGAACAGGTTATATCTGATGAAACCATTTTTTCATCAGCAAAAACAGTTGGTGTGGATTACTGGGCTAACAGTGAAAGAGTTTTTACTTATACCACTGGTGGAAGAAATGGTGCTGAATCAGTGAGTTCACCTGATGCCTCCTCTTTAATTAAAGAAACCAGACCACGGAACCTGGCATTTGCGTATATCGTGAGGGCTGCATAATGGATTACGCTGTATTAAATAACGAATTTATCGCCACCCAAGCAGGAAATATTACGGTTTATAACTATGATGGTGAAACACGGGAATATATTTTCACATCAACTGAATATCTTGCTGTGGGTGTCGGCATTCCGGCATGTTCCTGTTTAGATGCTCCTGGCTCATACAAAACTGGGTATGCAATCTGCCGTTCTGCAGATTTTAACTCATGGGAATATGTGCCAGACCATCGTGGTGAAATCGTCTTTAGCACAGAAACAGGAGAATCAAAAGAAATCAAAGCTCCGGGTGATTACCCTGAAAATACAACCACTATCGCCCCGTTAACGCCATATGATAAATGGGATGGTGAGAAATGGGTGACGGATACTGAGGCACAGCATAGCGCCGCAGTAGAAGCGGCAGAAGCACAGCGCCAGTCACTGATTGATGCAGCAATGTCTTCCATCAGTCTGATTCAACTGAAATTACAGGCCGGACGGAAGCTGACGCAGGCAGAAACAACCCGACTTAACGCTGTGCTGGATTATATTGACGCGGTGACGGCAACAGATACCAGCACCGCGCCTGATGTCATCTGGCCTGAACTGCCGGAGGCGTAGGCCATTCAATATCTGGCGCACCGGAAGTATCGACCAGTTCCAGTGTGTCCAGATAATCCAGCCACAAATTATATTGCGCCAGTTCCTCACCTTTCAGGCGACCAATCGCCGCTTTACCAGGCCATTGCTTACTGTTTATGTATTCGTTGACCTGATTAATCAATTGCTGCTTTTTCAGTTCGGCTGCGGCAATTTGTTCCTCATGAGTTGGCGGTGGAATATCAATCCATGCAGGCATTCCGTCGATGACACCTCTGTATTTTCCTTCTGGTGCTTCCTTCATAAATTCGGCAGCAACAGTGTCGTCAATTTCGATTCCATCACCGGGCCATTCGCCGGATTCCTGATAAGCGATTTTAAGCTCCACAGGGAAAAACGCATTTTTATCGGCACTGAAAATATATTTCTGCATTTCTACCGTCCTATCGAAATATAACTGAATCTGTATTGCTGTGAGATATCACTGGTTGCCACACGCCACGTTGAATTACTGATATGTTCAAAATTTACAGACAAAACCTGCGGGGCAGGAATCGACGGGTCTGACTGAACGGCATCAGACATAACACTGACTGAAACCATCGGCTGATTAGGGAATGGTATAGGGAAGTGTCCACTGATAAAGCGGGTCGTGTTTCCTGAAAAAGTGCCAAACTGAACAATATATCCACCTGGTAGCCTGAACCATCCCGAACCAGAAGCGAATGCTCCCATATCCGGTATCTGATTATCTCCTGTGCCCACATCCCTTTTCGCCGCTTCTCCCAAACCAACGTTTAAGAAAATGCAGAGATTACGGCTAACTGGCATCATCCCCGGTTTTTATTCAGGGGATCCATCATGCTTATTGGCTATGTCCGCGTATCAACAAATGACCAGAATACAGAATTGCAGCGTAACGCGCTGGAGTGCGCAGGATGTGAACTGATTTTTGAAGATAAAATCAGCGGAACGAAATCAGCCAGACCGGGATTGAAAAAACTGCTCAGAACGCTATCAGAAGGAGATACGCTGGTTGTCTGGAAGCTGGACAGACTGGGCAGAAGTATGAAACACCTGATCACGCTTATTGAGGAATTGCGGGAAAAAGGTGTTAATTTCCGTAGTCTGACGGACAGCATTGACACATCAACACCCATGGGGCGTTTCTTTTTTCACGTCATGGGAGCTTTAGCCGAAATGGAACGTGAATTAATTGTAGAGCGTACACTGGCCGGGCTGGCAGCAGCACGCGCACAAGGACGCATTGGCGGACGTCGCCCGAAGTTGACAAAAGAACAACACGAGCAAATAGCGAGGCTGATTAAAAACGGTCATGACAGGAAACAACTGGCGATCATTTACGACATCGGCATATCGACGATTTATCGTTATCACCCTGTAGGCGATATACAGGCTGAAGAAACAACCAGGCAGATTCAGGAAAATGAAAACCGCTAATCTGACCATTAGCGGTTTTGCGTTAATCAAAACAGCCCTTTAACGGAGCTGGCCGCGCTGTTAAGGGATGATGTGACCTTATCTTTGAAGCCGGACAGCATATCACTGAACGATGAGGATTGCAGGCGCTCCCGCAAATCCTCATCACAGCGTTCAAGAGTCAGTGAAAATTCTATCTTTTTCGCCTTACCGTAGCGATCAAACTCGGAGCGGGTCGTATTCGTTTCAGTCAGTACATACATGCCGTAAATCTGTCCGACGCCATCAATCAGAGGCCAGGGGCGTCCTGTATACGCCTGCGTGGTCAGCAGCGACAGCGACACTTCGCCACCTGTGATTTCAGGATAAAGCACACCAGAAAGCACGATGCGATCATCGCCTGCCCCGATATACTGCCAGCTTGCTGAACGGTTAACGCGTTCATTTTTCACATGCCGCCAGCTTTTATTTTGCTGTAACTGCTGATGCGGCAATGTGCGCAGCTCAAAAACAAACATGCCGTAGATCATCATCATGGCCATGACTCCTCAATCTTTATCGTAAAAACTGCCACGTCCGGCACGGTCGCGTCGTTCCAATTCTGCCCTGACCATTTCACCGACCAGTTTCGCCAGTTCGCGGGGATTCTGCGTAACAACGTTATGCAGATGAACATGAATTTCACCGCCAAATCCGGAGACAGCAGGCTCCCGATTACGGGAAGCTGCAGGAACTGATGCCACTGGCGATCGTATGGCCTCCGCCACCGGGCGGGAGCTGGCCGCAACAACAGGGACCAGCGCCGGAGGCAGAGGAGTCGGGACCACGGGTGTGATGTTGATTGCGGAAGCAGGCTTACTGACCTGCGCAATCTTCCGCTCCTGCCACTCCCCACGAACAGCAAGTGCGCGGGGCAGGTTCTTAAAGACAATATCGCCGGGGCCAATGCGTTTTTTCGTCTCATCAACCAGCTTACCTGTGTTATCAGCAATTTTGCTGAGTCTGCGTAGCGTACCGGTATTGCTGTCTGTGAGCGGTTTGTTGTCTTTGGGTTTATCACCTCCGGTGCCATTGCCATTTTCCACAGGCTTCGGCGGATTGATTTTCGCAAGGTCCCCCTGAAGCAAGGCAACCTTGTCCTGAAGAATGGCCGCACGCTGTGCGTCTTCGATTTTCTTTCTCGCCCTTTCCGCTTCATCCGGAAGAACACCGAGTTTTTCAAGTATCCACGCCAGCGTATCCAGCAACATTTTTGCAGGCGTCAGAACAAGCTGTAACGCGCCACCAAGAACGTTACCGAATATCTCGCCAGCACTGGTACATTTATCCAGCGTTTCCTTGCTGGACTCCATCGGTGACAGCAGCGATTTAAACCAGTTAAACACCTGGCTGATCCCGCTTCCGATTGCGTCAAAAACAGGACCAAACTGTTCAAAGGTTTCGCGCAACGGGATCAGCCTTTCCATAATCCCGCTGAACACCCCGGCAAAAAATGCCCTGATGGGATCCCAGTATTTCCAGATAAGAACGGCAGCTCCGGCAAGCGCAGCCACGATAAGACCAACCGGACTGAACAGCGCCCCGATAGCACCTCCCAGCAAAGAAACGGAACCCGTCACCATTCCCCATAGTGCTGGCAGGACCCTGACAGCATTCATTGATCCGGTCAGGAGAGAAAAACCAAGACGCAGTTTTGCCAGCGGGCCAGCAAGCACACCAATAGCCAGCGACAACGAGCCAACCGTTGCAGTCATTGCCAGCAACGCACCGCCTGCTATCAGTAGCTGGCGCGTCAGTGTCGGATGGGCCTGCGCCAGCGCCGTCACCCTTGATACCACCCGTGTGAGCCACTGCGTGACAGAACGCAGCGGACCGTCAATCAGATCTGCAATGCGGATGCGCAACCCTTCCCATGCACTGCCGAGTGATTTCAGATCGCCGTCAAGGTTGTTGGCCATAACCTTTGCCGTGCGTTCAGCCTCACCGCGCGCGCCTTCAAGTTCTTTTCTCAGTTTAGGTAAGGAACCGTCACCCGCTGCATCAACGAGCGCCATAAACGATGTGAAAGCCTCTTCTCCGGCAATGTCCTTAAAGAACGATACCCGGTCAACTTCCCCGTATTTGCGGGTGGCTTTATAAAGGTCGGCCAGCACATCCTCCATCGGGCGCATTTTGCCGTTCGCGTCAGAGACTGCCACACCAAGCTCTTTCAGCGCCTCTGCTGCCGCCTTTGGCGGTGATGCCAGACGAGCCAGGCTGGCACGCATTGCCGTCCCGGCATCACTTCCCCTGATACCCATATTCGCCAGCACGCCCGCCATCGCTGCGGCCTGCTCCAGCGATATTCCCAGCTTGCCCGCCACCGGACCTGCATATTTCATGGTTTCGCCCAGTGCGCGAAGGTCAGTGTTGGTACGGGTAAACGCTGCGGTGAGCGTGTCACCGACCCGGTCCATCTGGTCGGCAGAAAGGCCGAACTGCGTCAGGATGTTTGAGCCAATATCCGCCGTCTCGCCGAGATCCATACCGCCAGCCGTTGCCATGCTCAGCACACCGGGAAGCGCAGCCTGAATGGCCTGTGGTGTGAAGCCAGCCATTGCAAGAAATGCCTGTCCACTGGCGGCATCTCCAGCGGTGAACTGCGTTTCAGAGCCAAGTTTTAACGCTTGCTCACGCAGCGCCTTAAACTGTGGGCTGTTCTGGTCGATTCGCGTCAGCGCCTGAACGCGGGACATCTCTTTCCCGAACCCGATCGCAGGCTGCAAAAAACGCCCGGCAGCATAGCCGCCCGCCGCTGCCGCACCAATTGCCAGCGCACCACCTGTTTTCAGTTTTCCCGCGGTTTCCTGCACGCGCGAATACCGCTCACGCGCCCGCGTTACACGCGCAAGCGCCTGCCGTTCGCGTTCAAGCTGGTTGTTGTACTGTTCGGTGCGTCTGATGGCCTGCTGGATGGTGTTATCGCTGCCTGTCAGGGAAATGCCGTGGCGTTTCAGCTCTCCGCCAAGCTCCCGCATTTTCTGAATTTCCCGTGTGCGCGATTCATTCAGGCGTTCAAGCCGGGTGCTTAACTGCTGCATCAGCTTTT